GAACTTGACAGCATCGGAGATCGCCAAACTAAGGATCTCAGCAGAATGTATTATGTCCCTGCGAATTACAGTGGTGCTTTTAACTTTATTTTCCGGAATACTGGTATTCCTATTGATGTGGACGAGCTACTTGCTCGACATAAATACGATGATACAAGAGATTCCGGCAATTTTCTCGACCGTCTCCCAGATGAGTGGCGAAAACAAATAATTGAACATCGTAAAAGTTCATTAGAGAATACTGAGTATAGCTGGTCCGGTTATTATGATTGCCCATTTTGGCCAAAGAAACTAGCGTCAGATTATATGACAATAAACAATAGTGGATGGTATCATAAAATGTATCAGATTATGATTGCTGTTGCAGGCAGAGCTTTAGAAAAAGGCTATCCTATTACATCTAAAGAAATTGAAGACTTATGTCGTGCATTTGATAATGATACCGGCCGGTGGTATGAAAATAGAGCTATTGAAAAGGAAGCAAATAATGCTTTGGAATACGTTTATAGAAATGGAGTGTTTTAATGTTACCAGATGAAATGGAAGCTGAGAAGAACCGAAAGATTATTGTGGCTCAGGCTAATAGAATAGATTTACTTGAAAATAATGTGCATCAATTGCAAGAACAATTGCAAAATGCTTATAAGCGAATTGGTGAATTGGACTCACCAAAGGAAACTGTTCAAATTGATCGTAATATTCCTTGGGCGCCATACGATATAGGACATCAATAAAATGATAAAATATATTTTTGATGTAGATGGTACGCTAACGCCGTCCCGGCAACGTATGGATCCTGAATTTGAATTTTGGTTTAAAAAGTTTACATCAGCGGCAGATGTGTATATTGTTACTGGCTCAGACAGAGAAAAAACTATAGAACAATTAACGCCTGATATTTATAATAATTGTCAGCGCGTATATCAATGTTCTGGTAATGACGTATGGGAGCAGGATAAACATATTCGATCTAACCATTGGGATATGCCAAATAACGTCCGCGCAGATTTAGAGATTATTTTAAAAGAGTCAAAATTTTATCAAAAAACTGGTATCCATTTTGATGAGCGTCCAGGCCTTGTAAATTTTTCAATTGTTGGTCGAGGATGCAATTTAGAACAACGTAGCATGTATAAACAATGGGATGAGCATAAAAACGAACGTGTATCTATTGCAGATAAAATGTCTAAAAAATATTCAGATATTAAATTTGAAATTGCTGGAGAAACAGGCATAGATATTACACCACCTGGAGGCGATAAGTCTCAAATTTTAAAAGACTTTGATATGAGCAACGACGAAATTTATTTCTTTGGTGACAACTGCGAACTTGGTGGTAATGATCATTCACTATATAATAAGCTATACATTTATGGCGGATTAGTTTATCATGTAAAAGATTGGAAAGAAACATGGAACATTCTAAAGGGGCAGTAGGTCTTACTGCATCTACATTTGATTTGCTACACGCTGGTCATTGCTCAATGCTTCGCGAAGCCAAGGAGCACTGTGATTATTTAATTTGTGCTTTACAAGTAGACCCATCTGCAGATAGAAAAGACAAAAACTCACCAGTTCAAACATTAGTTGAGCGTTGGATGCAATTGCAAAGCGTGAAATATGTTGATGAAATTATTCCATATCAAACTGAAGAAGATCTAAAAGATATTTTACAAATGTTTGATTTAGATTTACGTATCATTGGCCAAGAATATAAATCAATGAAGTTTACTGGGCGCGATATTTGTTCCCAGCGTAATATTGAAATTTATTATAATAAAAGAGATCACAGATTTTCTACATCTGATCTACGTAAACGAGTTTATGAAACGGAGAAAACAAAATGAAAATTTTAATCATTGGCCATGGTTTTGTAGGACAGGCTGTCGATTATGGTTTCCAACATCCAGATATTGAAAAAACTATTATTGATCCAAAATATGGAACAACAATAGATGATATTGATCAAACAAAATATAGCGTAGCTTTTATTTGTGTACCTACACCAATGGGCAATGACGGCCACGTAGATTATTCTATAGTAAGAAATGTTATTAGCAAATTATCGGATAATATGGTTATTATTATAAAATCAACTATTACTCCAGACTTTTTTGATTTGTATAGTAATGCAGAGTTTTTAGTTTACAATCCGGAATTTTTAACCGAAAAATCAGCAAAAGAAGATTTTGTAAATCCTCCTTTCCATATCTTTGGCGGTTCAGATTTTTCTACTAGCTATGTAGAAAAACTATATGACAATTATAGTTTGTGTAATCCTTGTTCGGTATTTAAAGTAAGCCACAAAGAAGCGAGTCTAATTAAATATGGCATCAATAATTTCTTATCTATGAAAGTTACATTCTTCAATCAGTTATATGACTTAGCTCAAAAAGAAGGTGTAAACTTTAATAAGATTTCTCGGGCAATTGGATCTGATCCACGGATTGGTCAATCACACACTAAGGTTCCAGGATTTGATGGTAAACAAGGTTATGGCGGAGCGTGTTTCCCAAAAGACACTTCAGCACTATTTAATTACGATAGCGGGTTTACAATCATTGAAGAATGTATTAGAATTAATAATAAGTATAGATCTCAATACGAATTAGACGAAAGAGAGAAAGAACAAAATGTCAATTATGGACAAACTGAAGAAAAACAGTAAAATCAAAACCTCTGAAGTCCTTGCTGACTCTAAGTTTTTTACAGAAGTAGATATGACACCAACTGATGTGCCTATGATTAATGTAGCGCTTTCAGGTTCAGTGGATGGAGGATTAGCTCCCGGCTTGACAGTTTTAGCCGGACCATCAAAACATTTTAAAACATCCTTTGCTCTTCTAATGGCAGCAGCATATCTTAAAAAATATCCAGAAGCTGTGATGCTATTCTATGATTCTGAATTTGGTTCGCCACAATCATACTTTGAGCAATTTGATATTGATACTTCTCGTATCTTACATACGCCTATTGCTAATGTAGAAGAACTTAAATTTGATTTAATTGGCCAGCTTGAAGCAATAGATAGAAAAGACAAGGTAATTATTGTAATCGATTCTATCGGTAATCTGGCATCTAAGAAAGAATTAGACGACGCTATTAATGAAAAATCAGTTGCTGATATGTCACGTGCTAAAGCCTTAAAAGGTTTATTTCGCATGTCCACGCCATATCTTACAATGAAGAACATTCCTCTAATTGCTGTAAACCATACATATATGGAGATTGGTTTATTTCCCAAGGCAATTGTTGGTGGCGGAACTGGCATATATTATAGCGCAGATAATATTTGGATTCTTGGTCGCCAACAAGATAAAAAAGGCACAGAGATCCAAGGCTATCATTTTGTAATTAATGTAGAGAAAAGTCGTTACGTTAAAGAAAAATCTAAGATTCCTATTACAGTGTCTTGGGATGGTGGTGTTCGCAAATATTCAGGCCTGCTCGATTGTGCTCTTGCTGGTGGTTATGCTACTAAGCCTTCAAATGGTTGGTATGCTCCAGTTGATCAAACTACTGGAGAAGTTGGAGCTAAAGTTCGTCACGACAAAACTTTAGAAAAAGAATTTTGGACACCAATTTTTGCAAATACAGACTTTAAAACTTTCCTAAATAAACAATATAGTATTGGACACCAATCCTTGGTGGACATGGAAGATATTGTTGAGGAAGCATGACTAAATTTAAAATGATTTATCCACCGGGAGGGAGTTCTTACGGATTTCCAAAGGCTATGCCTGTGTATATTAATCCAAAAACTCCTGACTTTGATAATTTCTTAAAAAGTAATGGGTATCCATCCCATAAAATATCAATTGCAAATGAATTCAGTGAAACTTGGAGTGTTGACAGTAATGATAGAAAGCATAGATTATGAGTTAATTCCTATTGAGGATGAAGAGCATTGGAACGTCAGAATCAAAACTGGCGACTTTATTGAAACAGTTTTTCAATTTGGCGCTTTGGAATTAAATAACGATATAGACAGCATGACTTTTAATTTTGATATTGTCTATACACCAGATGATACGCTAAATACCGAAAATATTGGTTTACAAAATCACGTCGGTATGATATTATCATCTATATTAGAATCAGCTATAGGTCATCCTCAAGAATGAATATTAATATTGAACAAACAGTTTTACGTAATGTTCTTACTAACGAAAAGTTTATGCGTAAAGTGTTACCCTTTATCAAGCCTGAATACTTTGAAGGTGTCTATAGACAACTCTTTAAAGAGGTTGGAAAGTATGTTGCAAAATATAATCGGCTACCAACTATGGAATCGTTTAAGATTGAAGTAGATCAATCAGATAGGTTTAATGACGAACAGTACCAGCATGCTGTGGAAATTATACCAAACGTATTTACTTATGAAAAGATAGATGATAAGTGGCTATTAGACACTACTGAAAAATGGTGCCAAGACAGAGCCGTATATAATGCAATTATGGAATCCATTACTATTATTGACGGCAAACACCAAAGTCTTACTAAGAATGCTTTACCAGATATTCTTACAAAAGCTCTTGCAGTTTCATTTGATACAAACATTGGGCACGACTATCTACAAGATGTCTCAAATCGCTACGATTTTTACCATGAGCAAGAAGAAAGAATACCATTTGACCTTGACCGCTTTAATAGTATTACAAAGGGCGGCATTCCAAACAAAACTCTTAATGTGGCTCTTGCTGGTACTGGCGTCGGTAAATCTCTCTTTATGTGCCATGTCGCAGCTTCTGCCTTAACTCAAGGTAGAAATGTATTATACATAACTATGGAAATGAGTGAGGAACGCATTGCGGAAAGAATCGATGCAAACTTACTAGATGTTCCAATTGATCAGTTGGAGACTCTCTCTAAAGATATGCTTATGAATAAAGTATCGACAATTGCAAGTCGCACTAATGGAAAGCTAATCATTAAAGAATATCCAACTGGTCAAGCTCATGCTAACCATTTCCGTGCTTTATTAAATGAATTGAAGCTAAAAAAGAATTTTATTCCTGAAGTTATCTTTATAGATTACCTAAATATTTGTGCGTCCGCAAGAATGAAAGGTATGGGTGGAGCAATTAACTCTTACAGCTATATCAAAGCAATCGCTGAAGAAATTCGTGGTTTGGCTGTGGAATTTGATGTGCCAATTATGTCAGCTACACAAACAACTAGATCTGGATTTTCTAATTCGGATGTTGGCTTGGAAGATACTTCAGAATCATTTGGTTTGCCAGCAACGGCTGATCTAATGTTTGCTCTTATTTCTAATGAAGAACTAGCGGCAAATGGCCAAATTATGGTAAAGCAATTGAAGAATAGATACAACGATCCAAATATAAATAAACGATTTGTTGTAGCTGTGGATAGATCTAAAATGAGACTATTCGATGTAGATAATCCAGATGCTGGATTAGTTGATGATACTCCGGCCTTTGATAAGTCGGAAGTAAATAAAAGATTTGAAGATTTTAAATTGGAGTAAATATGCCTAAAGGTTTTACTAACGCAAAAAAGACTTCCATTGGTAGTCGTAATGTTAAAACATCATCTATGAACAAAAGCAAAAAGCGTTCATATAAAAAATATCGAGGTCAAGGAAAATAATGTATGTACGTCTCATCTCATACTCACAACCTTTTCCCCACGTACACTCAGGCGAACCAGGGATCATGGGACTCGACAACATCCAGGATCTCATCGCGTATTGTGCCCGTGTCTCGAATCCGTCGAACCAAGCTAACACCAGAACAACTGCAAAGCTACTCGACTATCTCATCAAGCACAAGCACTGGTCACCATTCGAAATGGCATCAGCCTGTATCGAAATCACAACAACCCGTGACATCGCAAGACAGCTCCTCCGCCATAGATCATTCTCATTCCAAGAGTTTTCTCAGCGGTATGCTGACATCCGCGATCTTGATGATAATTTTGTAATTCGAGATGCTCGTTGGCAAGATCCAAAGAACCGTCAAAACTCTATTGAAAATGAGAGCAGTGATTTACAGGAGCGATGGTCAGAGATGCAAGGTGATGTTATTGCTTGTGCCAAAGCTGCTTATAACTGGGCAATAGATAATGGTATTGCCAAAGAGCAAGCACGAGCAGTATTACCAGAAGGCAACACAATCTCTCGGGTATATGTTAATGGTACTATTCGTAGCTGGATTCATTATATTGAATTACGCTCAGCAAATGGTACACAAAAAGAACATATGGAATTAGCCATAGAAATAGGAAAAGCAATTGGTCGAATTTATCCGGCCATACAAGATTTTACAGGAGGGTAAAATGGGTAGAGGAACACCAGATTTAAGTAGAGCAGGTAAAGTAGCATTTGTCTTTGAAGGAGAGTTTGGCGATAGTGCCACTGGAATTTTTAAAGAATATTTTGCTACTACTCCTGAAGCCGAAGCGTATGCCACGGAAAATGGACACACTCTTCTTCGAAAATCTCAGCATGATCGGCATGTAGGGATGGTGGAAGATGATGGGTAAAAAACTTTCAACATACTGGTCAGATGTAGAAGCTGGAAAATACTGTGAGATTCACATCGATTTAAAAGAAGAATATTTTTATATAAAATATTTTGATGATGCAGGTAATATGTTTTACAGCGAAGATCACAAAGGAAAATCTTTAAGATGGGCAGAAGATGCCGCAGAAAATTGGGCATTAGGAATTAAAAAAATAGGTATGTTATATGGATGATAAACATGTTATAATAGTTTCAGCTGACTCGGATGGTGAAATGTTTTTAGAATTTCCAGATGATATGATGGAAAGTCTTGGTTGGCAAGTTGGAGATTTTATTCAATGGTCTCCAAATAAAGATGGTTCTTGGACTCTTTCCAAAGATGGTAATATAATGGAAGCAGTTGATGGGCTGGTGGAAACAAACTAAATTATTAAGGAAAAAATATATGTCAGATAATTGGGTAAATGATATTGAAGATATGCACGACAAGTTTGGTGTACATGATTGGTTTCAGGCTAATCGTAGTGACAAAGATCTGATGCAGAAATATCTTATGTTTCGTATGCTTATGATTGGTGAAGAAT